ATAAAGAGCCTGATAGCCCACCGCTGTGTTTTCGGATGCGGTGGTGTTGGATTGACCAGCTTGACCACCAAGGAAAGTATTATACTGGCCCGTTGAATTAGATAGACCAGCAAACTGACCCACCGCTGTATTGTAAGTGTCCGTAGCAGATGTAAAATTCTGAGAACCTAATGCGCTTTGACCTACAGCAACTGATCTACTCCCTAAAGTGTCTGTGGTTAAAGCACCTGTGCCGATAGCCACGTTTCTTTGTGACGTAGTTAAAGCATCACCCGCGTTAGAGCCAATTAAAGTGTTGTATTGACCTGTCGTGATCGCCGTACCCGCATTGCTCCCAACGGTAGTATTGCCGCTACTTCCAGATTCAGCACTATCTAGTGCCGCATTACCCAACGCTACGTTGTCTGAACCAACAGGATAGTTCCCATCCAGCTTGATCGTGCCGCCGTCTACTGAAACATTACCTGCAACTGTAAGGCCGTCTGTTACGGCTGTGCCAGTTACGTCTATGCCTGTGCTGGTGGTGGCGAAGGTGGATGAACCATCGTAGAATAGCTGAACGCTATCATTCTGGTTACAAACGATATAGTTCTCATCGTCTGGGGTGCGAATGTGAATGTCGTTGCCACCCCTAATGCGAAGATCGCCAGTGCCACCATCGTGAATATAACTATTATCCCCATCATGGTAAATCTGCAAATCAGACCCAGCGCCGAATATGGCTTTGTTATTGTCCCCAAACAGGATGTCGTCTGTCCCATTTACAGAAATATCCGTACCACCCGTCGTGTTGCCGTTAGCTAGAACCTCGGACAGTTCGTTGTTGGCACCGACCTGACTATCAACATATGCTTTAATCGACTGTTGTGTGGCCAGACCCGCAGGGTCATCGGAGGCCATGTTGTCCTCATCCAAGATCGAAGTGACTGTGGTTGTACCTGCAATATTAAGACTTGTGTTCGCTGTAACTGTAGTAGCCGTAGCCGCCGCAGGAGTTGTTCCGCCGATGACCACGCCGTCCGCTGTACCACCGTTAATGTCGGCTGTTGTAAGGACTGCAGACGCTACTGTAACCACACCTGTGCTATCCGCAATAGAAACCGCCGCTGTGCCATCGTTCGCTTTGATGTTTGTTACTTCTAAGTTCGTTGCGTTGACGCCATCATCCTTGAGTAGCACGCTGTCAATCGTAACACCGGAGTCTGCTGTAGTCTCATCAATAGTATTTGTAGTAATTTTCTGCCCATTATCGACGATGATGTCGTTGGCACCGGACGTATTACCGTTAGCTAGAACCTCGGATAACTCATTATTAGCGCCTACCTGTGCGTCAACATAGGCTTTGATCGACTGCTGTGTAGCCAAGGATGTAGCACTGTCAGAGGCCATATTATCCTCGTCAAGGACCGCTGTGACTGTTGTGCTAGTACCCAACTGTAGAGACGTGGTATGTGTGAGCGCCTCAACGACGTTTGTGCCGTCACAGAACAAGAACGTAGTGCGCCCATCAGGGACGAGGATACCCGTACCTCCAGAAGTTTTTACGGTAATATTCTGTCCAGCCGCGTTCTTTACAATGTAGATTTTAGATGCCGTAGGACATACAACTGTACCTGCACCGGACAACGCTGTACCCGTATCGGTAAGCTCCAACATAGCACAACGTGATTCTGAGGTCGTACCGTTGGCGCTAGTGAGTGTGTGTGAGTTTGTGGTCCACGTATCAATAACCGCACGTCCCGCGATAGCCTGTTCAACCATCGACGTGATATTGTCGTTAACCACGTCACCCCATGTGCCGCTAAGTTCACCCTGAACTGGCAGAGCAAGTTTAAGTATCGGTGAGTATTGCGTTGTCATGTTTCAGTCCTCATGCGGCTATGTCTTGCCAGTTTGGAGTTTGTGTTTCAGATACGGTCCCCCACGAAGGAGATTGCGTACTGGCGATAGGTGTCCAATTAGGTGTTTGGTTGTCATCGACCTCGCCCCATACGTTGGCGAAACCAATAATTCCCGTAGCTGCAAGCCCTGTAACAGATATATCTGCGTTAGCTGATACGACTACAGTACCAAGTTCTGCGTTCCCTTGCAATCCCGTAACTGAAACTACAATTCCAAGCGCGATAAATACGTCACCTATTTCACCGTCAGCTTCCACGCCTGTAGGTGACACGTTAGCTGTACCAGTCATGGTAACAGTGCCTACCGCGCCATCGGCTTCTACGCCCGTAACGGCTACATTAGCTTCAGCGTCTATCGTAGCATCGCCAATCTCACCGTCAGCCTCTACACCTGTTGGGAAGATGTTCGCCGCCGCAGTAGCAGTAACTGTCCCTAATACGCCGTCAGCTTCTATACCTGTAACAGCTACATTAGCTTCAGCGTCAACCGATACTGTACCGATTTCACCATCGGCTTCTACGCCTGTAACAGCTACATTAGCTTCAGCGTCAACCGATACTGTACCGATTTCACCATCGGCTTCTACACCCGTAGCAAAGACAGTCATATCTACAGCGACAAATACTGTCCCTATAGCACCATCGGCTTCTACTCCGGTTACTGGTATCTCTGCAGCAGCACTAACCGTGACTGTACCTATTGAGCCTACTGCACGAACCGCTTGAACAAGGACATCGGCTTCAGCGTCGATGCCTACGACATTTACGTGTCCATCTGCTTCTACGCCTGTGACAGCGACAACTGCCTCTGCGTCAACAGTGACAGACCCAATAGCGCCTTCCGCGGCTACGCCATCAACGTAGACAATAGTTAGGTCAGTGCCCCAAGCCGTTTGGCCCCAAGCACCTGAACCCCAACCAATGTATTCTACAGAAGACGGCATCTAGCCACCTTACGGAGTAGCGATACGTACAATAGCGTTTGTAGCGTCCGCTGTGGGGAACTGAACTTGAAAGTCACCCGCTGTAGAAGTTTTATCTGCGCCGAAATCAAGAACAGCAACAGCAGGATTACTGCCACCAACCTTATAGATTAGTGCGCCCCGAGCTGTAATTGTAGCATCGGTCCATGTTGTATCTGCAAAGTCCAAGAACGCCGTAGTACCTGACGAGGCGGGATTAGCTGAGATGGTAAGCGTATTGCCTCCCGCGGTGTATCCTGTACCTGATACTTCATTCGTCGTTGCATACGCTGTTGTAGCCGCGCCTAACGTAGCTGAACTTGTGTATAAAGCGATCTTGAAAGTTTGTGATGTATCACTGCTAAAATCCATCTCGCCGTCTAATAGAGCGACTTTGAAAGATGTGCACATTGCTTGTGTAATTGCCATTTCTGTCTCCTTAACTTACTGGCACTCGGAACTGCCCCGAGCGATATGCGTCTTCACGTAGTTTGCCGTCACCCAAAGTTTTAAGCAACGCAATAGATTGCAAATACATCTTCTCGTACATTGCAACAATATCTGGCTCACCCTTCATAAATCGTATCGCTTCGATAAGCGCACCGTTAAGTAGAGCAGAATCAAACTCGTCCCCAAGCCATGTATTGTTAGCCACAACGATGGATTGAGGATAATATCCATAATGTAGCTCCATGGCATATGAACTGTCTGGGGTAGGTCCGAGGATAATTGTGTCGTCGTCAAAGTAAGCATAGTGTTTTGGTAACCCCTCTGATGTTGGATTAGGGTACGCTTCTCGCATAAAGTTTACGTCTTTGTTAAGGAGGTAATGATACACACCACTACCATCTACCACCGCAAGGCTGTAGCTGTACAAAAAGTCACTTGGGGAAGACAAGTAGTTATTACTTGCTGTCACTGTACCTGTAACATTCTTACGCAGCGCAGGTATCTGCACTGTGTTGTATATCTTCTGTTCAGCCTGCTGTGTGAACATAGCGAGCTGGTCATCTGTAAACGAGTTTTCACAGATGTCTTCGATGTTAGTTTTCAGCTCGGTATAATTCATAGCTTACGCCATTGGCCCCCGTGCATACAAACCTTTGGTCGCTGCGCCTGTGCCGCGTACCTTGATTTTACCACCCTTTTTGTAGGCCGTTTGCATAGGCTGGCCTGTCTTCTTTGCTTCCTTTGCGGCGGCTTTCTTACCTGCTGCATCGTATCCGAACATCTTATTTCCAACTTTGGGCATAGCGCACCTCCTATGTTATACTTACGGTAACTTGACCAACCTGACCAGCACCTACTAAATTGTTAGGGGTAAGCCCAAACGGGTCATCCCCTCCACCTACAGGGTTCCAACCCCACTGAATACCACGGCTACTTGTATCCCCAGACGGCCCTAAACTCTGATCGGGGCGTGGGTTGCGTATAGCCTGTGGGTCATCAACAGGAAACTCACCCAACTTTAACTGTGGGTGGTCTGGACTCCAACACTCAGGACAAGCCTTTATATTTGTATCTCGGCCTTTTACAAATAGGTTCTTTAGCTCCCGTAGCTTGTACTGGAACCCGCATACATCGCAGAGCGCTAACGCTTTCTTTGCTGATGCAAACCTAGTCGTCATTAGGCAATCCTACCTATTCTAGGCACAAATCGTGCCGCTGTTTTCTCTCGATCCTCGCCCGCAGCCATCTCGAACTGCTCGTCGTACACAGCTTTTAACATTGGTATACGTTCAGCCAGTTCAGGAACCTTCATAGCAATGTGGTAAGCTAACCCCGCAACAAGACATGGGAAGAAACGGAAGTTCATATCTGCTGTCTGTACCCCAGACCCAGCATCCTGAATACGACGCATACGCCAGTAGTATAACACGTAATTGTTGTTATCAGGCACAGGCCACACATTTACCTTTGGTGCATCGCGTAAACGTTCGACATAGAGCTGTATGGGACGCCCTTGTGTTAACTTGTTAGGTATAGACGCGTACGTACTTACACTGATCCTGCTTATGGTAAGATCAGATTGTGTCGAGGTGTTACCACTATTAGTACGTATTTGGTGTTCTAGCAAATCAATAGTATCTGCTGGTAGTGTGTACTGTGTGGTGCCCTGCACTAGGTTTATCGTGCCAGAATCAATAGTCCACATATTGATGCCGCGGTTTTGCCACTCAATCGTCATCAAATTCATGGATCGTCTGGCGGTGCGTAAGTCGTAGCCAGAACGCATCTCGCGGCCCGCACGTTCCCATGCTTCCTCCGCTATCTCGGTGAAGTCCATATCGAACGCTGTGGTGCCTGATGTCGTCATTTCTTACGCCTCTTTAGCGG